TAATATGTACAACGGCCGATGGCGCAATTGAAGATTTTGGAGTATAGTTTAATAGTTTTGCCTGAGATACGACTGAGGACCTTTGTATTGCAGAATCCAAAAACATCTCATTTGCCACCATATTCAGGTAGTAAGCGTTATATTGTGTGTTATATGCCATTAAATCCAACAGGATTGACATAGAAGAACCTTCAAAATTATAATCCTTGAAGGTGTTTTGACCTTGCAAGTAAGTAATAAAATTACTCTTGATTGAATTAAAATCTAGGTTCGATACTTGAATAGTGGAATTTGCTCCGGCCATTATCTGGACCTCGTTAATATGATGTTAATTGCTGTCGGTGATGCTTGATTTCCAATAAAAACTGCTATGTAAACGGCAAATGAGTTGGAATCTGGATTTGCACTAACTTCAATCTGACTGATTGTTGCTCTAGGTTCATAATTATCAATCATTCTAGCAATTTCATCTTCAATCAAACTAGCAGATAGAGGAGAAACAGGCTCAAATAACAACTGGTTTATTGTACTGCCTATCTCTGGTTGAAACAATTTTTCAAACCGGTTTGTTGCTAAAAGGTTACGAATTGACCGAATGACTGCCTGTTCATTATATTTCATAGAAACATCACCATCGACCGGCTTCTTCAAAAAGGTGAGGTCGAGGTCGGAGTAGAAATAATTGGTTGCCATTCTTTATTTATACTCGATTAAATAGTGTTGGCACTTGTTAATTTGTCTACCAGACTGGTAGTTCCAACCACATTCTTTATTAAATACTTTTGAGTACCACCTAGGTTATTAAATTGTTGTAAGAAAGCATTGTCTTTTATCACCTGAAATGAATTTTGGTAAAAAGTCCAATCATGTGTTCTTCTGGTACTCAATATACTTGAGGTGGTGTTACAATAACTACTCATACTTGATATTATACTGTTTGCCAAATTGGAACTGTATGTTGTTACGGAAGGATCACCTTCACCACCCTCTATAGTATTAGCTGAAATACTGTTTTTGAGTTGAATTGAATAGGATAATAATTGATTAGTATTAGCTATCAAGTCATCTTGAATGAATAGGCTAGTAAAACTACCTAATAAAACATCCGTATTTGATTGAGTTTCACCAGTTTTATTTAAATTCATTAAAGACATTTGGCCTACACCAGCAGCCGTATCATATGATGGAAAATCTGGACTTGAAACTACTGTTACACCTGAAATATTATCGGTATGTGAAACAAACCTATTCAATTCTATAATCAAACTATTGGCAGAGGCTGAAAGTGAAAAAGCATTTATGATAAAAGCATTTGACGAAATTGATATAGCACTAGACAACATACTATTAACATAAGTTGTTGTTGGATTTTGAAAGTAGTCCGACCTCACGATAGCACCATTAGCCAAATCCGACTTTTGCCAATCTGGTATAGCTGGAGTTGTATTGGCTATTAAATTAACAGTATTTGCTGCACCATCTGACAATGTATGCGCAGAACCAAATCTTGTAGTATCAAAATTAAAACCTAATCTATTAAAAACCGACATTATATTTTCTCATCAAGGTAAAGGCATTTGTTGAACAGGTTGAAAAGTTGGTCCAAACTTAACAGGATGTATATGACTGTTGTATATCATTCTTATCGTTGGTGCGCCACCTAATGGATCCATCAATATTCCACCGTATGTTATTACAGTTCCAACAACAGCTGGTGCTGTAACTAAAGTGGTTGCATTTACAACACCTGGAATTGTTGGCACTGGTGGAGGTATTCCCACATTTAAACCACCTAATGTACTAATACCAGCCACAGGATTTAAAGAACCTGGAACTCCAGCCTGTATACCTGTACCGGCCGTGATAGAACCTGTTGAATACACAGAGTAACCAGAAATTCCTCCGTTCACAACCAAATCTGAATTTACCACAAAAGAATCACCTGCTAATAATTTTAATTTACCACCTGTTGGGTTTGCAACTCCAACGGACATATTTTGAGCCGAAGTGATGTTTGTTTTTCCTTTGACTATTAAATTATAATCTCCATTAACTGTTGTATTGTGGTCACCTTCTATATATTGGTTAACTTCTCCACGAACTGTTAGATTAGAATTGCCATTGATTGTAACTTGGCAAAACCCATCAACGATTACTCTATTATCACCTGTAGTAATTTGCCAACCATCACCTACAATCTTATGCACTTCTGAACCATCTGGTCTAATTTCTGTGTAAGAACCAGATTTATGTTGTGTCCGTATTACTTCTGAACCTGGTGTATCATCAAATATTTGTAAATGGCCACTTTCAGTCTGTTTAACATCTGCATATGGATATTTTGTGTTTAATGCTGATTCTGGTTCTAAGGTAATTATAAAATCATCCATTATGCAAGCTCATAAGTTGTGTTATTTTCGTAAGATGAAAAGAGTTCTTTAGATAAAGCAGACGCCTGTTCACCAGTTAAAGGTGTAGTACCTGGATTTGTGATTGCTGATACGGTTGCTGCAGGTAAAGAAGCAATTGAACCTGCTGTTTTTGCTGCTGTGGCTACCAATTTTTTAGTTGAGTTTAATGCGTCTTGAGCATTTTTTAAAATACCATCATCACCAGCACTAAATTCGGCAGACACAGTTGCAACGGCATCCATAAATTGTTTTCTTAGTTCAGCATAAAGTTCCGCCAAACAACCTTGAAAATAAGCAAGAATTTGAGCTGGTAAACTTAAAAGATATTGTATGAGTGCGCCTATTTTTCGTGCAGCTTCAATCAAATTGGTTATTTTTTCCTGTACATCAGTTAAAAACTCCGTAACATCATCAATATATCTTTTTACTTGTTTGATTTGTTCAATCAGTGCGTTTGAACCAGGATTAATACCTAAAGCGTCCATAACAAATTTTATGGCATCTCTAATTAATTTTACAACTTGTTCTGCAATTTTGGCCATTGATACATTTCTCTGTACAAAGAGTGTAGTATCACAAGCGTGCGCACGGTTTAAATTTGAGGTTGCAACTCCCGTCTTTTCAATATTTCCTTGGGCAATTTGTGGTACTGTGGTATAGACTGGAATATCTCCAGCGTTTCCAGGTCTTGGTGGATCATATTCAAAACCATATGATGGACCTTTTTCTACTGTTTCAGCAAGTTCTGGAGCTTTAGGAGTTACTTGACTTTTTTGAAAGTTATCATATTCTTCCTGTAAAAGTATTATCTGTACATTTGTTCTGTTTATAACACTTTCGTCTAAAGATGTGGATTTTGTTGCGTATAATTCCGCAAATGCAAATTCAAAATCGGCTATAACTATTTTATATTCTGCATCCGTTAAGACCATTTTATGCCTCCTTTATTCCAGGTAAAACACCCATCATGACTGGTGCTTGGCCACTTTCTCCATCCATAAAAAACCCAACTACCCATTCACCATTTCTAGGTGATGAAAATGAATTTGAATTATTTAATGGTACCATTGGATGTGCCCAAGGTAAATCTTCTGTTGGTAATAGAGCTTCATTATCTGTGTGCCATCCAAATATTCTAACTTTGCAACGGCCTATACCCAAAGGATCAACTCTGGCTTCTATTACACCAACCCACCAAATGAATCCACTAAGGCCAATAAAATTATTACGGTTCATTCTTTACCTTTAACAAAACTATCCAATAATGTATCTGAATTATCAAATTGTGGATACGGTGCACCTACACTATCTTTAGATAATTCTAGTAATGTTATATAGGTGTCTGTTTTGATAGAATGTCTAAGAGCAGTAATCAGGTATTTACCCGACAAATAAGGATCAGCAATTCTATTTTCTCCAACACCAAAATGTGTAAAGGCCACAGTTTTACCTACTACTAATGATGGGTCACCAGGCACGACAATTTCTATTCTTGTATTTTTAAATAATCCAATTTGTGCCACTCTATTTTTCAAATATGTTTCAATGAAAATATCATTTGCAACATTGTTAGCCCCACCTTTTGAAGCTTTAACATAGCTGTTATTTTTCTGTTGAGAATTACCAGATGATAATCTTAATGCTCCCATTTCTAAATCAGAATTTCTTAATACGCTGTGCATCGATTCATTGCGTCTGTTTTTATAATTGTTG